CTTGGATGCGCAGGTACTGGTCGACGGTGATGTCGTAGAGGTCCTCCGGTATTGTGATGGTCTTCTTCACGATAGGAAATATTTGCCGCTGCGGTTTGTGGTGAGCAAGTTCAAACAAACGTAGCGCACCGCATCGATGCCGTGGTTGTCTTTGTCGACGGGGCGGTTGAGGTTGCGCCCGTTCTTGTCCTGCTCCCATCGGTACGCCCGAAGTTCCTTCTGTAGCTGGGTGCTCTCTGCCGTCACGAGCAGCTTGTGCCTTCTCATAATGTCGATGCCCTGCCGTATCGAGTCCGGCCCCTTCCGTGCGGGCTTGACGTTGTGCCCCAACCGAAAGAGCTCCTCGATACTCTTCGGCTCGGCGCTGTCTGCGATGATGGTCTCCACGTTCAGCTTGTCCAGCTCCTCGCCGATATCGGGGTTGGTGAGTCCGGTCGAGTACAGGCGCTCGTGGAGGATGAGCGTGTGCCCGTCTTGATAGACGTCGATGACGGCGGTGGGGTCGTTGGTAAATCCGAAGTCGAGGCCCGTCCCGATGCGCTTGCCGGCTATCTCTCCCACCTCCCACGTGAAGACGGCCGCCTGGTTTACTCCCCTCTCTCCGAGGCCGTAGATGCGCCAGTAGTTCGGGTCGGCTTCCTTGAGGCGTTCTATCTCTGCGATGGTGGCCCGGTCGAGGTAGGGGTTGTCCTTGTATGTGGTGCGGAAAAAGCTCGCATCGGTGCGGGGGATGACCTCCTCGTAGATCCAGTGATATTCGTCCGAGGGGTTGAAGTCGATGATGACCTTGTTCGTGGTCCGCAGCAGGAGCTGCCTCCAGTCCTCAAGGGAGAGCTCGTTGGCCTCGTTGATAAACAGGATTGACCTCTTGCGGCCCCTCACCTTTTGGGGTTGGTCTACGCTGATGAACTCGACGAGGTTGCCGAACAGGACGTAGTTGGCCTCTGACTTGTTGTGCTGTTCGGGGTTGTATGCGTCTTCCCTTTCGAGTATCTCGAAGAAATCCCGCATGACCGAGGCGCGGAGGGCGGGGAATGTCTTCCGGGCGATGGTGATGACGGCCCCGGCGTTCTCGTTCTCATAGCAGAGCTCGACCAAGGACTGGAGTATCGAGTACGTCTTCCCCGATCGGGTGCCTCCTTGGTGGACTTGGATGCGGGAGCCGCACCCTTTCACGTGGTAGTACGTGGCGGGCTGCCTCACGCAACCTCCGGAATGTTTGCCCAATGTGTAGGGGCGCCCTCAAAGTCGGCGTCCTCAATTTCCCAGATGCCTTGCGGGTCGTGCTTCATCGAGAAGAATATCACGCACGAATGCCACGAGGCAGGCTCCGGTTCGTCGGCTTTGCAGACCAAATAGAAATCTTCCGTTAGAGGCGGCGTGTCGAATGTGTTCCAAGTCATGGGGTGAATTTAAGCAACGTCCGCGTTGTCATCGGTGAACCACGAGAGCGGCTTTTTCTCGGCCACGGCTATCTCTTGCCGCTCGATATACCCCCGGTTCTTGCCCTTGGTCTTGAGGTAGAAGATGGTCGCGGCGGGGTTGCCCTGGTCGATGAGCTTGTGGAGCTTGGACTCGGCGAAATCGAGGGCCACGTCTCCGAGCTCTTGTATGGCCGTCTTGTATTCGGGGTCGGCCTCCATCCAGTTGTAATGGGTTTGGCGTACAATGCCGACCACCTTACAGGCTTGCGTAACGATGCCGAGGCTCTTCTCCATCGCTTGGATCATCGCTTTTTTTTGTGCGTCCATATGCGTCTAATTATCGGGGGTCGTACCCTGCGTCGGCTTTGCCCTCAAATACGGGCTCCACGGTGAAGGTGTACTCGGCCCTCTTATACCTTCCTTGAATGCTGGAGCTTGCCTCGGTCCGGATGTGCCTTGCGAGCATCAGCTTTGCGACGGTCCTACTGGATACGTACCATACCTCTCTCTCTTCATATTCCGGGCACGTAAAAACCGCGCGATATGTCTCAGCCATTCAAGGCTAAATATAGCAGGATGGCAAGTACCCCCATATAGCCGTAGAAGGTGGCGCGGTATGCGTATTCTTTGCGGTTCACGGTTCGAGCTTGCCTTTGTAGTGTTGGATTATCTTCTCGGTCTCCTTGCGATAGAACTCCTTGAAGTCTCCGTCCTGGTCTTCTACCCAAATCTTATAGAGCACATTCCGGAGGCGCTGGCTTTGGCTCTTGGGCTGGTCGTATAGGTCGAGCTCTACGGCGTCGAGCTTGTCCACCTCGTCCTTGTTGAGTTGCTCTTGCCCTCTAAAATAGATAATGCCGTAAGTATCCACAAGCTGGTCGATTTCCATGATCTCGCCGCTGCTCTTCTCTTGGGTGATAAACCGCAGGGAGACGGTGCGGTCCTTCCTGCGTTGGTACCCGTCGAGCTGTCCTACTGTCAAGAGGCGATTCAAAATATCGTCAGTTGGTTAGGTGCGTCAGAGAGCAGCTTCCATTCTGTGCGGCTCAATTCGTAGGCGTCCTCGTGGCCGGGTGGGGTACAGTCCCACGTCGTGGCCTGGTATCGCTTCCCGTCCCTCTCGTGGATGACGGTAAAGAGCTTCTTAATCTTCTTCATAGCTTGCCCTCTTCGCGCATGATCTTCTCCGCCCACCGCTTGCCGGCCAGCCCACCCCAAAGGAGGTAGGAGATAGTCCCGCAAGCCTTCGTATCCGACTCGTCGTAATCGCCCTCGGCCCGTGAGAGGTAGGAATACATCCGCTTGACGGTATCGAAAGAGACGGCCTCCTTCTTGGCCAGCTGCTGGGCCCGGACCTTGCCGACCTGGGTGGCGCACTTGTTGCCCACCTTCTCGTTGAGCTCGATTCCGCGCTTGGCGTTATTGGATACCGCATCGGGGTAGGTGCCGAACGTCTTAAATTTTACAAGAATACTCATAGGCTCGTTGAAGTTTCTCGACCATGCGCTTGTTCTTGCCCGTGCAGTTGCAGGGCTTCTCGTTGGCGTTGAAGGTCCGGTTAAAAATGTTGTACATGGTGCGCGATTCGGGGCGGCGCAAGCGCCCGCTCTTGATGGCCGGGAGCAGAGTCGCAAAGAGCTCCACGTCCTCCGGGATCATCTCCACATTGCGGCCGGGGAAGAGGGCGTTGAGTTTCGCGCGGCGCTCCTCGCACCCGCAGTCCTCGGCTACGGCGTGGACGAGCTTATCTATTCCCGTCGCCTTGGTGAAGCTGGCTACCTTGTCGCCGAGGCCCTTGGATTTCTTTTCTGACACGTCTTATCGTGGTGTATAGTGTGTGGCGGGATATGCCTGTCGCCTCTGCGAAGCTGTCCAGGGTATGCCCCTCCTCGAAATATATCGCAAAGACCTCCGCATCAAACCAAGGGAGATCGGATAGGCGCTCCTCGATATGGGAAAGCAGCTCGTCGCGGTGTGCCGCTACCCCATCCCCATCCCACCAGTCGACGATATGGTGCGAGAACTTGCGGCGGCGCTCGATATCCTTCCTCCACTTGTAGTGGTAGCGCGACGTCTTGGAGTTGTAGTTGTTGACCATCACCCGCAGGACCCAGTATTTCATTTGGTCCCGCTCTAAGAGGCCGGCTATGGTTTCGGTCTTGGTTTGGTAGAGCTGGAGGATTACCTCGTGGAGCAGGTCGTCGCCATCCCGCCCCGCTATCCTGTGCGCGGCTTGCAGGAGGTCGTTGTAATTGCGTCCGAGGTAATCGTTCAGCGTCATCCCCCAAGTAGTGCGCGGAGGATGGCCAGCATAATGAGCCAAAAGAGTCTATCGGGCATGGTCTATAGTTTGCGGAGGCGCCGGTTGTAGACATCAACGAGGGCCTCCAATTCCTCGCTGCTGAATTTCTTTGTCGTATTCGAGAGCGCCTCTATCTCTAAGGCCGTCCCCTCCCCGTATACCCTGTCCAGGTGCCGGGCGAATTTCCACTGCTCGCCCGATCGGAAGCCGTTGCAGGTTTTGCACTGGGGCTTTACGTTCCTCTCATCGAACCGCGTCGAGAACTTCGCGCGGGATTGGAAGTGTCCCGCGTCGACCGTCTTCCAATGCTTGAATACTCCGCAGGTAAAGCACTGCACGAACCCCCGGTGATCGGCGTCCTTGCTGCGCACCCATTGGGAGAACACCTTATCAAGGCGGGCGATGAGCTTCTTTCGGGTCATACGAACAGGGCGAGGCATGCGAGGAAAAATACGACCAGATTGAACAGCCGTATCTGGTGCTCTTGGTAGAACTCCGAGCCCACCTGCGCAAACGTCAGGACGGCGATGGCGACGAGTATTCCTTGAATCATTCCGGGGGCTTGATTTCTCCGAGGTCGATAAGGTCCTCCACGGTAAGCATGATGGCCTTCCTTTTGACTACCTCGGTACTCATCCTTCGGTATGGGTCGCGCTCTGGGCGGTGCTCGCGCTCCAAGATCCTCTCGGCCCGCATCTCCTCCCACTTGCGGCAGCACTCCAAGAGCTCGCCCAGCTTCAGCCGTCCGTACATGGGCCCGAACTTATTTCTCTTGATGCCCTCAAAGACGAGCGCAAACTCCTCCAATTTAAAGGCGGGCATTTCTTCCATGAGCGCCCGCGCCGTCTCCTTCATCTCCTCGTCGTCTTGGATGGTCTTGGTGGCATCGACGAACTTTATGAGCTTGCCGAGCTCCGCAAGGAACCACCCGCGCACCTGCTGGGGGTGGAGGCGCAACGCCGTCCGAATGTTGGTTCCTTCGCTCCACGCATTTTGAGGGGTCAAATTTCGACTATCTCCCCGAAGGAGTAGCTGAGTCCTACCCGTTAACGATGAAGTCCTTGAGGCCGTCGGGAGTGAATCCTGACGGGTTAAATCCTTTTCTCCTTTCATTGCTTTGCTTGTTTCGGTATCGAGAGAGCCACGTCCGCGCCTTCGGTTTCCACTTGGCCATCGGCGTCCCCGACACGATCCATCCAGTGGATTCGTAGTGGGTGTGGAATTCTTGGCCGAGCTGGGCGGCGACATCCTGCCCGCCAATATCAGAAAAGTATTGGACCACCTCCTCCTCGGTCGGTCTCTCATACTCCACCTCGCGCGCGTTTGCTTTCTCTTCTGTTTTATTGTTTAGTATATGTACTGTTTCCCTTTTGGGCAACACGTGTTGTACATTTTGGGTAACAGCTGTTGCACCTTTTGTCACCCTGTTTTCCCTTTGGTCAATTAGGCAATAGGTATAGACGGGGTTAAATCCGTTGCGCTCCTTGGTCAGGGCCTCGCCCTCCAGCTTCTTAAGCGCCCCCCGGATTTGCTTCTGCGAAAGAAACGGGAGGTAGTGCTGCATCTGCTCCACGGTCTGGGTGACGCAGGGGCGCCCCGTCTCGTGGTCGTTGCGCTCAATCCAATACGAGATATGCGAAAGCACGGCAGCGGCAGGAAGCCCCCACCGCTGCGCGTCGTCAGTATCGAACCAGTATTTCATGGCGGGAATATGCCATCGGGATCCAGCTCTCGCAACTTCTTCTGTACGCGGGCTATCTCCATCCGCAGGTTGGTCTTCTCCTTGGTCGTCTTCCCGTCCTCGCAGTATTCGACCAGGAGGGCGCGGCGGTGCTCCCGAAGGAACATAATCCGCGCGACCCTCTCCTCGTGTGTTAGCTCAGTCATCAATTTCTACGTATTCGCAATGTTCCTTGCACTCCGGGCAGATGCCTACGTCCTCGCTGGTTAGGACCGGAGCGGCGCCGCAGCAGTCGCTCACTCGCTCATCCATTCGTTGAAGGCTTGCTCGTATTTCTTGGCCAAGGCGATGACGTCCTTGACCATTACCTCGTGAGGGAGGTCGAACTGCTGGTGCTTGTACTGGTTGGCCCACGCCATCCCCGCCACCTTGAAGCACATCCCCCGGATGATTTGCTTGTCCTTATTTGGGGCCGCTTGGAATTGCTGGAAGCCACCGGGGGGAGGGGGGTTCTTCGATATCTTGAGCTTCTTGCCCCACCTCTCGTTGTTGCTTTTCACCTCATAGTATACCTCGTCGCCCACCTTGTACGGGGGTTCCTGGCTCTTGCTGTTGGCCTCGCCTACGGTGCCGTCATTGAAGGCGACCTCGAATTGGTACATGACGCCGTGGGCGCCCTTCCAATCTCCTTTCCCTTGGATGGATTCAATCTGCGCTTGTACCATAGGTCCGGGGGTTTCTCAGGTCAATACTCAACTGCTCGCAGATCTCGCCGAGCTGCCCCACGGAGAAGAGTCCGGGGTCTTTGAGCTTCCTGTTGAGCGTCACGACGTTGATGCCGAGGTCGTCGGCAAGCTGTTTCTGCGTCTTCTTCTGCACCGCCATCTCGGAGACGATAGCACGGTTCACGGCAGCGAACCACTCTCTATATTTTGTCATGGGTTTTGTGTTTTGACCCCACGAAGGTACAACATTCATTTGCATTATTACAAATCCTTTGTATATATTTGCCTCATGAAACACACTTGCACCCCCCTATTCGATGAGGTCATACAGATGGCCACCCCGCATTGCATCAACGGCCGCGATATGACGCTGGTCCGGAAGCTCAAAACCCTCCAGGAGTACACCGAGAAGCTCGAGCAGCTCATCGACCAGTCCCACGAGGACGTAAAGTCATTCCTTAACGCCGTCAAGTCATGAACGCAGACCACAAACTCGGACGCTCCGAAGCTATCCGCGATGCCGTGGAGATGTGCACGGAAGAATTGAAGACCATCAACGGCAGGATCGCCGCCCGCTCCATCGAGCTCTCCGACGATTCCGAATACAAGGGCCTGGTCTATGACGACCCCAAGCTCAACGACCTCATCGGAATTCGCGTGACGCTGGAGATGATTCACGGCAAACTCGCGCGGCTATGATTCACATCGGTTTGTTCGTCTGCTCAGGGTGGGACGAGGTCCGGCGCCTGTGGAAGAATGGAGAGCGCAACCAGCCGCGCGGGTTCTCCTCAACAACGGGCGATTACTATCACGTCGGCGAGGGCTTTGTCATCTACCCCTGCGACATCTATCGGGCGCCGGATGACCTCTGCAAAATCAATCGCGGATACGAGCCCAAAGAAGAGCGGCTCCCGTATTACGCCTCTAACACAGACTGCGGATACCTAAACTCTTTCTAATGAAACCAGTAAACACAAAGAGCCTCTTTCATATCCTGTGCACCACACTTGAGAAGCTAGACAGCGCGGAGATCAACGTGAACCAAGCGTCAGCCACAGCCAAGTTGGTCGGTCAGTGTACCAACCTCCTGAACTACGAGCTGAAGCGGGCGGCGCTAATGACCAACGACGACTTCCGCCACGCTCACAGGAACCTTGAGAGCAAGAACTTCGACAGCCTACCGGAATGAGCGTCAACTATTATTGGGACACCGACCGAGGCCGAGAGACCGATTGGGTGAAACATTGTATGTGGGACTTAGAGCGGGTCCTTAACAATGTCCACCACGGCAAGTACGAAGACGTCTATGAGCACATCAAGAAGTGGCGTGACCACCCCAGCAACGTGGGCGACGAAGATGGGAATTGGCTGCACTACCCTGCCCACTGGACTGACGATGAGTGCTACGGTATGGCCGTGGCGTACCTGCAAAGTGTATTGGATAAGAGGGTACGGATTCTAAAGAAGCTCGCCAACCTGTATCGCAAGAACGGCTTGGAGGACATGACCGTCGAAGACCGATACAGATTCGTAAGGCCCAAGTTGAAGTGGAGCTGCTGGGTAACAGAGCACACCTACCAACACCTCGTGGAGTATCCACCCCACCTCCTACACGTACAACGATTTAAAAAACTAAAGAGATGGAATTCTTCGACATGATAAAGAGCCAGTACGGAAGCGTGCAGGCGTGTGCCAAGAAGCTCGGCACCAATAAGGAGCAACTGATGCGGCAGATCCGCACCGGGGACCCCCGCGTCCTCCACGCCATCGCAGACCACTCCCGCCTCTCCCGGCAGGAGGTGCGCTGGGAATTCAGATATTACAAGGAAAACACATGAAGCACTGGACAAAGAAAGAAGAGGACCGCCTCGCGCGCCTCGTAGAGCTGCACCGCAACGAGCTCACCGGGAGGATTGCGTGGTCATATATAGCCCCGCATTTTGATAGGACTCTGGAGAGCCTCAAAAACAGGTACCACACCAAGCTCACAAAGAAGCCCAAAGGCGTCACCCGCTCCTTCCTGTGGGGGCTGTATACCGTTACGCGGAAACAATGAAACAACATTGGCACCCTTGGCATCTCTGGGAAGATCACAAACATGGATTCTACAACAACATATCAGGCAAGAAAAAAAAAGAATTGGCCGCTGAAATTGTACTCCTCTTCTGTGATACTAAGCGACTACAAACAGCAATGCTTCAGGTTATAGAGGAATGGCCGTACAGTATGGAGCACAACCTTTCAAACGCTAACCTCAACCAAATCGCATACATAGGACAATGCGCTGCCTGTTTGTCTTTAGGTGCTCCGTCTACAGTAACGATGG